CAGATGCTCTATCCAGTTGAGCTAAGGGCAGAGATGAAGAGGGAGGCCGAAGCCTCCCCCAAGGATTTAGCCAACATCTTTTGGCATTCGTCCCTGTTCTTCTTCAGTTGCTGGTGCTGCTTCTGGTGTAGCTTGCGCTGCGCCTTCTGCTTCACCCTCAGGGGCAGGTGGTTTATTCGCCTCAACGAATTTAACCAAGCGTCCACGAAGGACACCCACTGATTCCAATTCTGGACCCTCAAAGGCCCCACGTTTGGAACATACGTCGATCACTTGAACCATAGCGGCCAAGTCTTGGATACCCAGTGAAGGTGGTGCTTCCGCAGCCGCCTCCTGTTCTACTGCAGTATCTGCTGCTTGCTCTTCAGACATAATTTACTCCTATAAAAGTTTAGTCGACTAGAGTAGAGTATTTATCCACCAAAGGTAGATGATTTCTCAAGTGCAATCCAATATTCAACATCAGCTGACTGATTCTTGAAATGTGAGATCAACTTGCTTGAGATGGCAACATCGTAATCACCAGAGATAAGCTTAAAGTTACCAATGTTGAATACGAAATTGAATTGCTCAGAAGGTCGTGTAACATTTGCGACTTCTAGCTCAAAGGAGTTAGAGGTCGAGTCATTTACATCAGTGACCATAATCTTAGCATCGGTGCCACCTTCAGAACCAGTAACGACCACATCGCTAACACCAAGAGTTGATGCTGCTTTACGCAATGCGGAAAGGTCTTCACTGGTTAATGTAAAGGTGACCTCGGTGGACGGCATGACGATGTCCTTGGAAGGAGAAGTGAGAATGGACGGATCCGAGAAGAAGTATTTAACCGAACGCTTGCCTTCTGTAATGGATACAGAAGTCATACTGTCGTCGAACTTCAATTCTGGATTTTCGAACATGCTCGTCACACCGAGGAACTCGTTCAGATCGTAGATGCCAAACTCACGATCTGGGAATACTTCGGATACGGATGCCTTGGCAAGAATGTTCTTAGCCTCGGCCATAGTTTTAATCGTGCTTCCGGTTTTGAACACGATGTTAGAGTTAATGTTTGCAAAGTTCTTAAGAACTGCGGTCGTTTCACTTGAGAGATTCATCATTTAGTTTCCTTGGTTTCCTTAAGATGTTTTAGGTTCATTTCATTCCACTGCTGTGGAGTGATGTTATCGATTGAACTATTATTATACACCATTTTTGGTGAATTGTAAATAGCTTCATCAGTATAATTATCGGCTGCATAAGAAGTTTCCAACGTGTAACCAAAGTCAGTATTTTCTTGAGAAGGATCTGACTCCTGTTCTTCGTCATGAACATGAAGTGCGATCAACGCGTAATGTAGAACTTTCATAAGATCCTTTCGGTTCTTACCATCCTTCTTACCGTATCGTTGAACGTACTTTAGGCAATTGCCTAGGGCGAATCCTTCGCCATGACCGCAGTCAATAATAAACTCCGTTGACTGAAACTTATTCTTGGAGTAATGTCCATTATAAGTAGAGTCAATGTATGATTGAAGCTCCCCAATCAGAGCTCCTTCGTTGAACTTGTATTTAACCATTCAATGCATCCTCTAAAATATTATCAAGTTGTTCATTGGCTTCAGTAGTTACCTCTGAACTATCACCTACCGTTCCATCAACCTTACTATACAGATCCAAGAAGGCTTCCTTAGTATCCTGGTCGAAACGGTTTACACACAGCTCAATTGCCTTCTTACGATCATTAAAGATAGAAAAGGTTTGAACGATGTGGCATAGACGACGAGTCGAGATCAATTCATCGATGCCGTCGTCATCATATGTCTTACGAATGGTTTCAGACCACTGAGCCAACAACGTAGCAAACTCTTCGTCAGTAGCACCAAACTTATTCATATGATTAATGATGATGCGCTTTTCAGTCGCAAGAGTTGGATATGGTTGTTCCATAGTGATAGTGAAACGCTCAAGGAAAGCTTCATCGATGATCGTTGCCGCTACGAAGCGACCGTCATCAGAACCTTTACCTTTGGTGTTCGCTGTTGAAATAACGTTGAAACCTTTGGCAGGTTTAACAACTTGACCTGTCTTTTTAATCATAACAGGTTTGCCTTCAAGAACACCTTGCAGACACATGATCTTATTTGATCCACGGTCAATCTCGTCAATGAGAAGGATCGCACCTTGTTTCATTGCTTTGATGACTGGACCTTCTGAGAAAACAGTTTCACCGTTAACCAAACGGAAACCACCGATAAGATCATCCTCATCGGTCTCAGGAGTAATTTGTACACGGACGTATTGGCGATTGGTTTTAGCACAAGCCTGCTCAACCATCATAGTCTTACCGTTACCTGATAG